AAGAATACTTAAAATTGGTTCACGCAAATGAATATCACGGATTAGATGATGATATGCCAGACGCTTTCAATGATTTTCTAGGAGACCTTGATGGAGAAGAATATATAGAATATGGAAATACTTTTGCAAAGATGTTATTAACCTTAATTAAATAATATGAAAAATAAAAAAATAAGAATAGACAAATTTGAGATTAAAAGCACACCAAAGAGGAGAGTTAATAAACAATTTAGCTATTTCAGATTAGCAAAAGCACAGATGGAAGTAGTATTTATTGTAATAGGATTATTAACAGCAATTTACTTCGTTGGTTATTTAGGAGTAAAAGGAGGTATCAATGAAGTCGCTAGACAGGGCTGTGAAAGCCTGAGAGCCTATGTAACGGATTTTCCTGACAGTGTGGTACCAGAAGCCCAGATAACAAAATGTGGAGCGTTAGGGATAGAAATAGAATAATGCCTAAAAACAAAAAATATATAGATGATGTGTTAAAGAAAAACCCTGATTTCGTATTCTATGATTATGACAATGAATGTGTAGGTGATGATTTAATAAAACTTATAAAAGAAGTAGAAAAGAAATCTTACGAAAAAGGATTTATAGATGGTTCAGAACTAACAGGAAGAATAGCAGAAGAAACTAGAGATAAAAAGGTTGATGAGATAATAAATGAAATTGAAAAACAAGATATAGCAAAAGATAAAGTTGGAAGTTTCTATGATGGATATATATGTTTCAAAGACCAGATACTTTATTACTTAAAAAATAAATAACTATGTATAAAGAAAAAATATATCAAGCAATGGATAGTTTTCTAACCGAATCAACTGATTTAAAGGAGAAACCTATTATAAGAAGTGTTGAAACATTAAATAAAGATAGACATCTTTACTAAACCCAGACTTAGAAAATTTGAATGAGATTATAACTAACAGATACTTTATTAGTTAAAAAATAAATAACTATGAAAAATATAAGATATTACAGATACGTAACACTACCAAAAGTATTATGGTATATAACAGGAAGATTTATTTTAGAATTCATTTTAGATTTTAGCCATAACATTCAAGGGAAAGAACCAGTTTGGAACGACTCAATAAGTTGTGGAAAATACTTTTGCAGAATTTGCGGAGGAGAGTTTTATAAAAGAATTAGAAAAAGATTATGAACATAAAAGAAATAATAAATGAATATTTAGATTGGGTCTTTAAATCAAAAAATAATGATTTACCATCATTTGCTAGTTTTATTATTTGGGCTACATCTGTTTATAAAGAAAAACAATGATACCAATATATAAAATAGTAAAAATAAGTAAACCACACTGTTCTATTTGCAAAGAAATGTTGCTAGGTAATGGAAGTATAGTTTTACCATATTGGTGTAGGTGTGGAGAATGGAAAGTAGATATTGAAACAGGGGAATATAATTTAATTAATAATTAAGCAAAAAAAATATTATGAAATGTAAATATTGTAAAGAAGAACACAAAAACGAGAATACAGGTTGTTACAACTCTGGGTATAGGAACTCTGGGGATAGGAACTCTGGGGATAAGAACTCTGGGGATAGGAACTCTGGGGATTGGAACTCTGGGGATAGGAACTCTGGGGATAGGAACTCTGGGGATAGGAACTCTGGGTATATGAACTCTGGGGATATGAACTCTGGGGATTGGAACTCTGGGAATAGGAACTCTGGGAATAGGAACTCTGGGTATATGAACTCTGGGGATATGAACTCTGGGGATAGGAACAACGGATTTTTCAACACAGGAGAACCAAATAAAATAATGGTATTCAATCAGTGGTTAGATATGAAACCATCAGAATTTTTAGAAAAATATAACATCTATGCAGATTTACCACTAAACAGATGGATAAACAAAGAAGATATGTCAACAGAAGAAAAGAAAGAAGTAAGTGGTTGGGAAGAAATGGGAGGTTATCTAAAAACTCTTGAATTTAAGGAATCTTGTAAAGTTTGGTGGAATGAAAACGAAGACAGACACGATGACTTTATCAATTTGCCAAATTTCAATATAGACACCTTCAAAGAAATTACGGGAATAGACACAGAAGAAAAAGAAGAAAAAGTAACTATCAAAATCAGCAAGAAATCTTTAGAAGCATTAAAGGAAAGTGGTATTGAGATTGTAGAGTAGAAATAAAAACATTATGACTAAACCAAACAAAAATAATATAGATGAGGTTCAATTTGAAAACATAGTAGATTGTATAGATTTTGGGACGATTGATTTTGTACAATCACAGAAAAATCTTGATAAAGTAATAAAAGAAGTAGAACAAAACAGTTTGAAAAACTTTGTTGAGAGATTAAGAGGAGATTTAATACTACACCCAGACTTAGAAAATTTGAATGAGATTATAACTAAGAGATTAGATAAAATCATTAAAAACTAAAGAATAAATAATTATGGATAAAAAAGAAATATTAAAAGAAATAAGTAAATTATTAGACAAGTATAACCAAACTTCAAACTTGGAATTAGAAGACCATAATTTCAAAGTAAATTCAGATGGCTGGAAAAAGATAACAGTTGCTGATGTAGAATATCTTGAAAATCCAGAAGGAGATATTTGGGAGATTTTAAAAAATGAATCCAAAGGTGAACAATTATTTACTTGGAAATCAGCAATGAGAGAAACTAAAAGAGTAGACAAGAGAATGCCAACAGATGATGAGTTTACAGAATTATTAAAAACTAAAGAAGATATGCCTAATCTTGTTTTTTCCGGCTACCGCGATACTAATGGCGCTTTCTACTATTCGGGCGCGAGCACGTACTTTTGGTCGTCTTCCGTGTCTGGGGCTAATGCTTGGATACGCACCCTGTACTCTAGTTACTCCACTGTCTACCGCAACCCGAACGATCAGGCGAACGGTTTCTCGGTTCGTTGTATTAATAACTAAAGAATAAATAAAAGTATGGAAAAAGGAAAACTTGTAAAAGTAATTGGAGGTAATAATGGAATAGGACAAACAACAATGATAGGAAAAGTCGGTGTTATAACTTCCATAGGAGAAGAATATTTTGTAAAAGGCAAAAAGACAAGAGAAATAAATGTAAACTTTGAACATTTTGGAGGTCATTTATTTAACGATTATCATTTAGAACCAATTACTACAAAAAACTAAAGAATAAATAACTATGGAGGAAATAATAAAAGAATATAAAGAAAGGTTTGGTAATATTAAAAAGAAATTTGTCAGAGGAAGCAAAGAAGATTTTGTAGGTCTAATAAATGAATTATCCATAAACATATTAAAAGCACAGAATAAAGAGTTGGCTGATGAAGATAAAATCGTCAATGTAATGGAAAAGATGATAAAGGATAAAATCATAGAAGAAAACAACAAAATTATAAATAATCTAAGTAAATAACATATAGATATATGACCGAGAAGTCATAAAACTCCAGTTTTTTGAAAGTTGGTGGGGGAATAGCTGTCGGGTAAGTCACACTTATCAGTGAAAACCCAAGTCGTGCTTGGGAGTCCCCACGAGCTTTTAAAGCAATTGTCCTTTGAAAGTTTAGAAAGAGAATAAAATAAAACCGATAAACAAATTGAATTACAAGGTTTCGGTGCTTCTTAATACCCTTTTCTATTCTCTTTCCGAGCCTTTAAAGATGTTCTTTTAAAATTAAATAGAAATAGTTGTGGGTTATTCCCTCTTTGAAATATAAGAGGTACTCGGGTAGAAAGCTGTTAACGCAGTGGCTCCTCCCTTTTTGGGAGGGGATAACCTATAACTAAGAAAGGAGGAAACTACAATGGCTAAAAGAAGAAGAAGGCGTAAACCTCGGAAGAAACGCAAAGGTTGCACTAGACACCACATCGTCAATAAAGTTTTTGGTGGCAAAGGTGATGTTGAGAACATTATCTGGCTACACGAAAAAAGACACGATATGTGGCACAGGGTTTTCAATAACCTTAACTTTTTACAGGTAGCAATGATTTTGGTTCGTGCTAACAATATGGTCAAGGGAACTAACCTAACTATTACGGAGGTAGAATAAAATGAACACTGCTATAACCTGTGAGGAATGTAACAAACCACACCCAGATTTAGTGGAGGTTAAGGTAACTGCTATCTTCAAAGGCAGAACTAACGAGTGGGTAACTCATTTTTGCCCAAGATGTTTGGACTATGTTCAGAAACAGGAGGACATTTTAAAATGGCAAGAGAAAAGTCATACATAATCCTGTTTCAAAGATGGCTATTGTTAGGAATACTCTACATTGGATTAACCATTTTCATAAGAATTAAACGGAGGTTGAAAAAATGGCGAAGAAAGCGGAAGAAAAAAAGATAATCGTGGCTAAAGCAATCAGTAGATTAGAGTTTATTGATATGATTAAAGGGCAAATTGAACTGGCTAACAAATCAATAAAACAGTCAGAACACTACATCAAAACGTATGTTGACTTGTATCAGAAAACTGAGTTAGACAAATGCCGATACAATCTCAAATACTACGTTGTCGGAGATGGACTGACCTACGAGAGAGTGAGCCGTAAGAAAATTGGCTTTTGATAAGTGCTTTAATAAGCGAGGAGGGACTATGGACTGCAAAAGCTGTAAAAGTCTAGAACCAGTTGTTGGTGGAGATACAATCGTTTATTTTTGTCATGCTTTTAAAATCTTTATTGACAGGTCTGCCCTGTTTTTGATTGGTAGATTCTGTGTTGAATATAAGGAGGTGAAAAATGATTAAGATTTTTCGTAGGTGCGAAACCTGTGGAACAAGGCTCTCTCTCGCAGAAGAGCTAAAGGATAGAATCCATGTAATCTGTGAAAAGTGTGGGAGGGTCTATGTCTTCTTTAAAACCAAAATTTCTATTTAATTTATTAAAAGAGGGGACATTAACTTGTTACCCTCTTTGTTTTTATCTAAAAGTGTAGTATAATAAAAGTATTAAAAAGTAATCTAAAAAAACAAATGCTTCAATACAAAACATTTAAGCTAGAAGACGACAAAGGAATAAACGAATTATTAGAAAACAACCTATTAGCAGGTGGAGTTTCAATCGCTGTATCTAACGGTGAGATTTGTATTCCATTTAATGATGGAAGACCAATGAACAAAGGACAAAAGATTATCGACTTGAAAGGTCAGTTAGATGAAACAAAACAAAAGCAAGAAACAATCTTATTTGGAACTAAAGTAAATGAAAAACAATTAGATGGAGCTTCAAAACAATTAAATGAAATGGAAGCTAACTTAGCAGAAATAAAAGGAGATAAAGGAAAAGAAGTTTATACTAAGAAAACAAAACTAGAAGAAATTATAAAAAGATTAAAAGGAACAGTAGACCAAATGCAAATTATAGATATGACTAACAAATCAGAACTAACAAGAATGGATATAGAAATGGAAGTTCTTGAAGGAATGATTAAGGAGATAGAATAATTATGAGACCAACTAAATACTCAAAAGAAATACTAGACAAGGCTAAGGAGTATTTATTAATTGAAAGACCTTGTGACGATATAATAACTAAAGTTGGTAAAGTCAGAGAGGTTATACCAACCATTGAAGGATTAGCATTATTTATAGACATTGCTCGTTCTACAATATATGATTGGGTTAGTCAAGATGAAGGAAAAGAAGAGTTTTCGGACATTGTTAGTCAAGTATTAGAAAAACAAGGGCTAGGATTAGTAAATGGAGGACTAGATAATACATTTAACTCTAAAATAGCATCAGTAATTTTAAGTAAGCACGGTTATAGAGAAGCAAAAGAAATAACTGGAGCAGACGGTAAAGACCTATTTAACAATGAACAAAAAGAAGCAAGTAAAAAAGCAGTTGGGGAGTTCCTTGATGAAGATATTGGATAGTGGAACAAAGTCTGACATAAGGGCTTTGTTTTCTTTTGATATTACAGATACAGAGAAAGAGGTTCTTCTAAAGTTTAATCTATGGGGAAGACATTTCTTTCCTAAGTTTTATAAGTTTAAAGATGCAGACTTCCACAAAGATATAGATAAATATAATTACAGAGTTTATAGGGGAGAAGATTTAAAATACTTTATAGATATTGTTTTCAGAAGTGGAGCAAAGACAACAAGAACAAAACTATTCATAGCATACTGTATAGCAAACGACTCAGACCATTCAAGAAAGTTCTTTAAGATACTTACTAAGGATATATCTAATGCTAAACAAGTAGTAACAGATATATATAACCTATTACTTTCAATCAATAGTTACTACCCAGAGATATTTCAAAAGACAGACCAAAAGAAAGAAGAAAGAATGGACTCCTTCACTACTTACACAGGAGTTAAAATGAGAGCAGGAACAGTAGGAACAGACCAGAGAGGACAAATTCAGGAAGATAATAGACCAGACTTCATTGTTTTTGATGACTTTGAGACGAGAAAGACTTTAAGAAGTGCAGTAGAAACTAAAACTATATGGGACAATATGGAAGAAGCAAAGACAGGATTATCAAGAAATGGTGGAGCTGTTTATCTTTGCAACTATTTTTCAGAGAGAGGAAACGTTCATAAGTTAGTTCTTAAAAAGAACAATCCAAAGACAAAGGTTTTAATCGTTCCTATAAAGTTTGAAGGAAAACCTATGTGGGACTATTACAATATTGATATCATAAATGCTTTAGAAAAAGATGCTGATGACTTCTCAGGAGAATATATGTGTGAACCCTCAGCAGGACACGACATCTTCTTTGACAGAAGCTCACTTGAAAGAATGATAAGCAAAGAACCATTCAAGGTAGTAGCAGACTTCAAGATGTTCTATCCATACAACCCAAGCCATAGATACGGACTAGGAGCTGATATAGGTGGAGGAGTAGGACTAGACCATTCAACTACTTGTATATGGGACTTCTCCACAATACCAGCCAGAGTAGTAGCAACTTATAAATGCAATACTATTCAACCAGACATATTCGGAGATGAGATAGCAAATCAAGGTAGAAGATACGGAGAACCAATCGTTGCACCAGAGAATAACAAATTTGATATGTGTATTGGTCGATTAAAACAAATATATGAGAACCTATACTTCACAGAAGATAAGAAAATAAGAGCAGGACTTACTTCAAAGGTTAAGACTTACGGCTGGAATACTAACCGAACTACTAAATCAACTATGTTGTTTGACCTAAAGAAAGCAGTAGAAGACGGACAAGCAGAACTAACAGATGAGGATTTGATTAGTGAATTAAAGTCTTACACAAGAGATGACCTAAT